AAAAAATTGCTGATATTAAGTATGATATGAAATCACTTAATAGTGAGGCTATTAAAAAAGTTACGACATCTGATAGCGATGTGGAAAAATTAACTACAAGTGCAACGAACACAAGTTCTAGTCAAGTTGATCCCAAAGCTCTAAGATGGGCACAATCGAACCCTTGGTTTGGTAAAGATGTTGCTATGACCGGTGCGGCATACAGCATTGATGCTCAATTAAAAAACGAAGGTTACGACCCATCTTCAGAGGAATATTATGCTGAAGTTGATCGCAGGGTAAAGGAATCCTTTCCTCATAAATTTGAAGAAGAAAAACCTAGACAAGTAGTAGCTGGTGTAAGACGAGGTACTAAAAACACGACTAATAAAGTTCGTTTATCTGAAAGCCAACTCGCAATGGCTCAGAGATTAGGAGTGCCACCTGAAGAATATGCGAAGTTTGTAGGGAGTAATTAATATGACAAAATCTACACAAACGACTCGTTCTAATGTTTCTCGTAAACATACTGAACGCAAAGTAACTTATACGCCTCCTAACGATCTGGATGCACCCAAACCCCACTCTGATGATATGAAATACAGATGGATAAGGGTACAAACTGTTGGAGAGGATGATACACGAAACATATCTAGACGAAGAAGAGAAGGATATGAATTTGTGCGTAAAGAAGAGCATCCAGATACAGAATTACCTGTACACGAAGGAGGTAAGTTTGCCGGAGTGATAGGAAGTGGAGATTTGGTTTTAGCAAAAATTCCAAAGGACTTCGTAGATGCAAGAAATACTTGGACTACTGACAGGACAAAAAGACAGCAACGTGCTGTTGATGAGAATATGATGAGAGAACAACATCCTTCCATGCCTATATCACAAAACAAAGATACTTCTATATCAACTGGGAATAAGCCTAAGTTTGATAATTAATAGTGTACAGATAGCAATACTGGAGAAATAACAAATGGCTAATTTAGACGCTCCTTCTGGAGCAAAACCACTTCGCCATAATTCTGGAGGCACAATTAGAAGCAAAGAATATAAAATAGCTTCTGGTAGTTCTACTAGCATTTTCACTGGAGATTTCGTTAAATTACTTAGCACTGGTTACATTGATGTAGCGGCGGCAGGTAATAGACTTCTTGGTGTTTTTGCTGGTGTGAAATACACAGCCTCAGATGGTACGCCAAAATTTTCAAAATATTGGCCTGCAAGTACCGCTACTCTAGGTTCTGCTGATGCGATTGCTTATGTTTATGACGACCCTAATATTGTATTTGCAATACAAGGGGATGGCACAGATGCCTTTACGCAAGTTGGAAATCTCACTAATATCGTAGCTACTGCTGGATCAACCACTACTGGTCAATCCAAAATGGAGCTTGATACAAGTGGTATTGGAACGGGCACTGCTAATTTAAGAATACTTGGTCTTGTAGATGACCCCAAAAATGTTTGGGGAGCAAATGCAGAGCAAGAAGTTCTTATTTACGAACATGAACTTAACCAGCACATTGATGCAGACGGAACACCGGGAGTATAATCATGGCAATATCAAGATCACAACTAGCAAAAGAGCTAGAACCGGGACTTCACGCCTTATTTGGCTTGGAGTATTCACGTTGGGAAAAAGAACACGAAGAGATATTCGCATCTGAAACTTCTAGCAGAGCTTTTGAAGAAGAAGTTCTATTAACAGGTTTCAAAGGTGCGGCAGTTAAAGCAGAGGGATCAGCAGTCGGTTACGACTCTTCTTCCGAACTTTGGACTGCTAGGTATACTCACGAAACTATCGCATTGGCATTCGCAATTACTGAAGAAGCAGTTGAGGATAACCTTTACGATACACTTTCAAAGAGATATACTGCGGCTCTTGCACGTTCTATGGCATATACTAAACAAGTTAAAGGAGCTAACGTATTAAATAATGCGTTTAGTTCAAGCTATCCGGGTGGGGATGCAAAAGCGTTGATTACAACGGATCACCCTTCACTTGAAGCTGGAGACTTGGCTAACGAGCCAACAACTGCAACTGATCTATCTGAAACTTCACTAGAAAACGCAATGATTTCTATTGGTGGTTTCGTTGATGATAGAAACATACCAGTTGCTGTACAAGCTCGTAAGTTAGTAATACCAAAAGACTTAGCATTTACTGCTCAAAGAATTTTGAAAAGTGACCTAAGAGTTGGTTCGGCTGACAATGATACTAATGCATTAAAGAGCATGAATATGCTACCAGAAGGATATGTGGTTAACCACTATCTAACTGATACTGATGCATTCTTTATCTTAACAGACTTGAGAGAATCTGGTCTGAAAATGTTCCAAAGAAGACCTTTAAAAACTTCTATGGAGCCAGACTTTGAAACAGGAAATATGCGTTTCAAGGCATCTGAAAGATATTCTTTTGGATGGTCTGACTGGAGAACCGTATTTGGTTCACCGGGAGCGTAATAAAGTACAAATGAGAGGGGGTTTATCCCCCTCTTATCTTATTTCTAGGATTAATTAATTATACCAACTGCCCTAGCAGACAATCGTAGAAGAGATGGTATAAGTTTAACTACGGAGAATTATTATGGCTAATACAACTTTTAGCGGCCCTATTCGATCTGAAAATGGGATGAAGCTAGTTAGCAAAAACACTACATCTGGTCTAGTATCAGACAGAACTCTTGGTACTCCTATACAGGATGCAAGAAGAGTTTATTTTGACGAATGGTTTTACAAAGACCGGGTCTAAATGCAAACATTGACCAAGTATCAACAGTTGAAGTTCAAAGAGCTTTAAATAGAAATTGGGAAGCACTAGGAACTAACATGACTACTGCTTTGGCTACATTTGCTACAACTTCTGGTGGAGTTCTAGCAACAACAGCAGGTGCAGACCAAGACCAAGCAATTTTAACACCTCACTTAGATACTGCGGCAACAGCATGGGCAGGAACTTTATGGGGAACAGAAAACCAAGTGCATTTTGAAACATCAATTATGCTACCAGCACTTGATAACCAAAAAGTTTGGGCAGGATTAAAACTAACTAATGATCAATTAGTTGCAACTGATGCTAACCAAGTATTTTTTAAATATCAAACTGACGCTACTAACTCAGAAGCATTTACTGATTATGCTAAATGGCATTTTGTTCATAGTATTGGTGGTACTGACTACATCAGTAGATTACCAATTGCTGTTGCAGCAGACACACAATACCACTTTAAAATTGAAGTTGATTCAGATAGAAAAGCTACAATTTATGT